GCGCAAAGCGCAGAGGTTATTGGGATGAATGTTGAAAAATGGCGAAGCCGGGATGTTGAAAAATGGCGAAGCCGGGATGTTGAAAAATGGCGAAGCCGGGATGTTGAAAAATGGCGAAGCCGGGATGTTGAAAAATGGCGAAGCCGGGATGTTGAAAAATGGCGAAGCCGGGACAAGTTATGCGTGAAGCCGGGACAAGTTATGCGTGAAGCGTGTGTTAATATTTTCAATGGGGAAGCGCCGCCGCAGGTGTTGCCAACGAAGTCGAAGTTGGTGCGTAGCAGGCATGAGCAGTTGGCTGAGTGGAAAGCCATTCTTAGCAACTCAGTTGACGATGAACCCCGCAGTCGAGCTTGGTGCAAACGTGCCCTATTACGTATCTATGCCAATCAGGAACGGGAGGAACAACTTGCTGCAAGCGTAACGCTTCGTAATGGGATTGGGTTCACACCTGCGGATGCAAAGCTGCTTACGGGTATTGCAGAACAACTTGTTGGGAGTCGGCGGCTTAGCCCTCGGCAATGGGAAATACTTTATAAACTACTGCCTAAATATGCAAGGCAACTGCAAAGAGGTACAAGCAGATGACAACTTACGCAATTACAGCGTCCACTATTTTTTTGTTCAAACCAAAGGAGTTAACCAATGTTTAAAACACTTATCGCAACGATTATCGTGCTGCTATCAGCTAATACACACGCGGCTGATGCGTCGAAATGTAAGATTGAGTACATGGCAACGCTGAACGGCGGGGCTGCACTAAAACCGACCGTGCTGACAATCCGCAACGACGGGGAAATTGTACTTACCATGAAAGCGTCATCAGCCGTGATCAAAACGCTGGACTGCGGCAAATTGTACATGGCATCCGTAACGACCGAAGTAAAGCCTGACGTTAAGGTGACACGAACCAGGACGATTATGCTGATTTCCAGCTTTAAACTGATTATGGCAATGGACAAGTAAAATTGACCAAGCGCTGGAAGTGGCCTTTGCTACCTCCAGCGATTTTTTGCAGGCTTAATTTACCTAACTAGGAACTTGTCAGTATGAAATCTCCCGAAGGGCAGCAGTGGCGTACCAACTCACAATATGAAGTCTGGCGAAAGCAGGTGCTGCACAATGCGAACTACCGCTGCGAAGTAACGGGGCGTAAAACGCGCCTGCATTGTCACCACATTGAAGGTGGTACACACAATCCAGCTTTGCGCTTCAGCCCTAAAAATGGGGTTGCCATTACCCCAAAGCTGCACAGGCACTACCACAGTTGGCACGGGCAATATAAGCCAGCCACAAGGGAAAGCTGGAACAGGTTTGTAGTGTTGTACCGAACTGGCAGATTACCACTTAGCAGAAGAGGGCACAAGACCCTGCAAGTGGCTGTGTGGGTTAGTGGGGGCGCAGTTGCTCTTAGTTTATTAATTATTGTTGGAGTATTGTAAGTATGAAAGTTTTAATTGCCTGTGAGTATTCAGGCCGAGTTCGCAGAGCCTTTGAGTTAGCGGGACATACAGTCCTGTCCTGTGATTTTGAGCCAGCCGAAGACGGAGCTAGTAACCACTATCAGGGGGATGTACGGGACGTTCTGTATGAAGGCTGGGATTTAATGGTTGCCCACCCACCTTGTACTTACTTGGCTAACAGTGGTGTACAGCACTTAAAAGACCCAGCTAGATGGGCTGATCTGGAGGCTGGTGCTGCTTTCTTCAAGTTACTGCTTAACGCCCCCATACCTAAAAAGGCTATCGAGAATCCAATTATGCACAAATACGCTAAGGAGCGCATAGGTGGCATAAAACAAACTCAGGTTATCCAGCCTTGGATGTTCGGACACATGGAGCAGAAGGCTACCTGTCTTTGGCTGGTGGGGCTGCCAAAGTTACGAGAAACCTGCAATCTAAAGGAAGAAATGATGGTTTTGACTACCCCGCAAGAACGTCAGCGCCTGCACTACCTGCCGCCAAGTCCGACCCGCTGGAAAGAACGCAGCCGTACCTACCAAGGTATTGCGTCAGCTATGGGGGCACAGTGGGGTAATTTAGTTTATTAATTATTGTTGGAGTATTGTAATGTTATTTGAACCACACTGGACTATTCCAGACCATATCGATCAAGCTGCTATTAAGTGCGTAGTCCCTTTCAGCGGGGGTAAAGACAGCACGGCTTGCTTTAAACTTGCCATAGGTTACTTTGGGCTGGAGCATGTAATTGGGCTGTTCTGCGATACTAAATGGGAACATTCAGAGACATATCAGTTTATACGGGATATGAACACCAAGTTCGATAATCGCATAATCACACTGCATACCCCAGAGGATGCCACTGTACCTAACCTAGTCAGACGTTATGGGTATTTCCCCTCTGGCAAAGCCCGCTTTTGCACTCAGCTATTGAAAATTGCACCAAGTAAATTCTTCTATTACTCCTTTGCTGAGAATCGTGGTGAAGGGTTTCAAGTCTGGTATGGTATGCGGAAGGAGGAAAGCAACGACAGGAAGATTCGCTACTCAGGTAAAATCGGCTCAGAACTGTATGACCCTTATGATGTTAATGCAAATTATGGCAAAAAACTGGTAGACTTGGGGGTTTACTTCGTTCTGCCTGTCGTTGACTGGTCACTAGACCTTGTATACCAGTATTGTGGCGAAGACATAAATCCACTGTACGCAAAGGGGGCTGATCGCGTTGGCTGTGCTCCATGCCTAGCCGCAGGCGATGCAACCAAGAACAGGTATTTCCGACTGGACTCAGAAGGCTGGGACAAGTACCTTATTGTTCGTGGGCTTGAGCAAGAAACTGGAGAATCAGCTTGGCGTAGTAAGAAACTCTCAGGGCTTTCCAGTATTAAAGTTGTTGCGGATGCCCCGAAGGAGGAAACAGCCGAATGCAGCTTCTGTAACTACTAAAATCTTGTTGGGCTGGTATAACAGCCAGCCCTTTTTTCCATTTTTGGCAGAGACTCCAAACATGCAAATTCTAATCTTTCGTTTACTGCCCTATTTCGTTGGGGCTTTGTGGCTGGCTATCAGCGCAGCTATCGTTCGTGGGGCGGCACTTTACATTCAGCAATTTGGGGCATTCTCCTACTTTGCATGGGCACTGGCAGCTGCACTACTCACCATTAACATTGCAGCGGCTTATTTCACAGAAATGGCTTTTCGCAAAAAGGCTTGGCTGTCTGGAGTAGGGGGCTTGTTACTGGTGGTGGCGTTTACCTCAGCCTCTGCCCTAACTTTCGTAGAATCCTTGCAGCAGCAAATGGTTAAGACACAAGCTACCAATTCGGTAGGGGAATTAACTACCCTTCAGGCTCAGCAAGCCATGTACCAAAAACGTGCAACGGAAGCTGCTGACCTAGTTCAGATTCGTAAGGCTGCCCTACTCCAAGTCGGTGAAGCCTATGCCACGGCTGTGGGTAAGTGCGCTACTCTGAAGAAGGGTAAAAGCTGGTGTGAATCTCAGGCAGCAAAGACTAAGGCCGCTTCAGAGGTTTCAGCCAATGCCCTACTAGCGGATGCTGAAGATGCTCAGTCTTCTGCCCTACTCGACTATCAACGGGTTAGCAAAGAGCTGTCAACAGCCTCTAAGGGGGCTGAAGTGGTGACACTGGAGATTTTTACTTACATTTTGGCAGCTTTGCCTGATGTGCTCTCCCCTATTCTAGCCCTTCTGTGGGGTTGGCTTGTTCGGACAAATCCCCAACGTATCAATGAGTTAGAGAATCTACAGATGGGTTACAGAGCCAATGCTGTGCCAGTACAGAGCCAATGCACCGCAATTTTAGACCATGCACAGCACATTGAAAGTACGGAATGCACGATTCAAAGTGCTACAGAGGCCGCACCACTACGTAGTAAATTGCAAATTTTGACTGCCGACCTCCTACATGGTAAAGTAGCCCTTGAATCGTCAGGGTTCTTATCGGTAGCGAAAACAGCCAAGGTGTACAACCTGAATCCCAGAACAGTAACAAAAGTGCTGGAAAGCGTAGCCCATGAGCATCCTGACATACTTATGTATGAACTAAACAGTAGAGACTCAAAGCTATGGAAATACAGGCAATCGAATCTGGGCAAGTTCCAGTTAGTCGGCGCGGATGGGAGTCTGCAACCTCGCAGGAAGTTCAGGCTGTAGCACCAAAAAGTCCCAAGGCACAAGCCTTAGCGAAACAGCTCCATCAACTCGGTGGGGCTTTCTTGCTGCCACACATGCAACTTTGTGACGCGTGGGCATTGACAGTTTTTGCCGAACGCGCACGTCGCAACCCTGAAAATCCAGTAAAGGTACTTTTGTGCAAGTTGCTGACTTTGGAGATTGGGCAAAAGCTCCAACCAGACAAGCGGGAATTACTGCTGGTACTTCTGCCAGAAAACTTACGTGACGATCTTGCAGCCAATACTCAGCTATTTCCCAAGCCCAAAGCCACAAGCCATAAAGCCGTTCTTGTCCACAAGCCAGCACATGTAAAAGGTTTTTGGTGCAGCTTGCTGGGGCTGGGGGCGTAACCTATGGATGTATTCGGCACTAAACCCACACAACCAACTGACATTGGGTGGCTTAACACCACAGCCAGTCCGGTAGTCCTTGCTCAGCTCTTTAAGCAACAGCTTCCACTGATTTACCAGATGCGGAAAAATGGGCAATTGCCTGTCAATCCTGATGCAAGCTACTCTGAGTGCATTAGCACTTATATTGGTTACTTGCACCGCAGGGCTACTACCAAGAATGTTGAAGGTCAGGAGGAACTAACTGCTGCTCAAGTTAAAAACCTGCAAAGCCGGACTCACCTTAACTGGCTTGATATTGCTGAGAAAAAACAAGAGCTTGTTGACATTGACAAGGTGAGCCTGATGCTGGAAGCTGCTTTTTTACGTATGCGTGACACAGTAACTAATCTCGGCAGGAAATACCCAGAGGCCGAGGCTGAGCTTCTACGCGCATTTGCAGACCTTGCCGATTATGGCGAACAGGTCAAGACAAAGAACGCAGCCGCCTTCGACGATCTAATTGCCAAGGAGCTGCAAGAATGAGTTTACAACTTGCGGTTACGCCTGACCAACTGTACCCAAGTGGTACAAGCATTCTGCATGGCGGGTATGTTGAGGCTGGATTCATCGGCAGCCTTCTTTCCCTACTCCGCCCACCGGAAAATATCGGCACATCCGACTGGTCAGCCAAGTATCGCTACCTTGCTCCTGAAGCTAGTGAGAAGTCTGGCAAGTTCGACCCCATGTTTACACCCTATTTTCAAATCCTGTACCACATTGCAGATATGCATGGCAAGAAAGTTATTGTCGGTATGAAGGCAGCCCAGATCGGCTACACAGAGGCTGAGAACAACATCGTTGGCAGGCTAATACACCAAGCTCGTGGCAATATCATGGTACTGTGCCCCAGTGAACAGAAAGCCAAGGACTTCAGCAGTGAGAAGTTCAAGCCTATGGTCACGGCTACCCCAGTACTGAGCCGCATCTTTACTGGTCGCCTTGATGTGGAGCGTCAGACTTGGGCGCGTGTACGCTACCCCGGCGGGTTCATGAAGTTTCCAACAGCTGGTAGTCCATCAGCTATGAAGTCTACAGCCGCGCCAAACTTGTTTGTGGAAGAACCTGATGATGTTAAGGAGGACGTAAAAGGTCAGGGCAATGGCCTTACAGTGTTCGAGCAGCGATTCAAAACTTTCCTGAATGGCATTCTGATGTTTGCTGGTACACCAACTGAGAAAGGTAGCAGCCACGTAGATGAAGCCTACAAGACTAGCAAGCGGTATAAGTTTTGGGTTGACTGCCATGACTGTGGTGAAGAGCATCAGCTCAGTTTTGACCACCTGCATACGCCTAAGTTCTCAGACGGCTACCTTGACCCAGTGTATGGAGATAATAATTACCGCGAAGCCTATTATGCTTGCCCCCACTGCGGCAGTGTTTGGGACTTTGCCCAGAAGAACATCAATGTCCGCAACAGTTGTGCGAAACACGGTGGCGACTACATTTACGGTTTTAAGCCTGAAGCACCAGAGGCCGAAGTGTGGGGTATCCACTGGAGTGAACTGCTAAGCCCATTCCCCGGCAGTACCTTCGATAGTCTTGAAAAATCCAGACTGGATGCCGAACGTGACCTCTTGCAGGGCAAAGAAGGCAAGATGATCTCCTATGTGAATAATCGTCAGGGGTTGGCTTACGAGAAGAAAAGTGATGCCCTGTCAACGACAGCGTTGGCTGAAAAAGCCTTGCCTTACCCAAGTGGAATTGTGCCACTTGGCGGAGTAGTTTGTACTGCTCAGATTGACGTTCAGCATGACCGATTCTCAGTAACAATCCATGCTCACGGCAGGCACGATCAAATGTGGCTTGTGCACTGGATTGAGCTGTATGGGGATGTGAAGAATCCGTCTGCTCCAGTGTGGAACGCTCTAGAAAATATGCTGCGAACAAGGCTGCCTTACCTACTAGTGGATTCAACTATTCGGATACCCCTCAGCAATATAAGCATGGACGTATCAGACGGCACAATGTCAGAAATCCTGTATCGCTGGATACTTCTTATGGCAAGCCACCCAACAGCTCCCCTGCAAGTAACCGCAACAAAAGGCTGGAACGAAACTGGCTTTGTGCATGAGATTTACGAAGCCCCAAAGAACAGCAGTGCTAAAGGTCGCAAAGACTCACTGGCAAAAAACTACGGCATAACTATTTTTATGGTTGGTACTCAGAAAGGTAAGGCTGAGGTTCACCGCCGACTTGCTTTTAATAGTGATACTGTGGCAAGTCGTATATACTACCCTAATGACGTGCGGGAAGATTACTTTGCTCAGCTTATGAGTGCGGTACTGGACAACACTGGCAAAGGCAAGAAGGCGTATGTGAAAAAGCCGGGCAGTCGTGATGAAGCCTTGGACTGTACAGTGCTTGCAATTCATGCTGCCAAACGCCTTTACCTGCATTTATGGAGCGAAGCCCAGTGGGGTTACGCCGAACAATCATTGCTGGCAACGCAAGCAGCTGAGCCGGAACTTCTAGATTCAACCTATAATTTGGGTGGTGCAAGATGAGAACTGCTGAAGAGATCAGTGCTGATATTACAGCGGTCAGTGCCGCTCGAATGAATTTACTGCTTGGTAAGAGCTTCACCAGCCTTGAAATTGGCAGTGACGCTATGCGCCGGAAGTACACTTATGGTGTTGTCAGCATCAATGATCTGGATGCTGCACTTATATTACTGCAAGCAGAAATGGCAGCCTTGTTCCAACCTGCTTCACCCTTCATGGACGCTACACAGTTTCGTGCTTCCTCCATGCCACTGATTTACAACAAGGGGCTGTAAGTATGAGTACTGAAAATCTTTACCGTCGAGCTTTACGTGATCAGGGCGTACAAACAACTTCGGTTCGCAGCATTCAGAACGAAGCCTCACGCCTGCGGGTGCATCAGCGCTACTTAGTTCACACCAATGGGACTGCCAGAACCGCTCGTGCACGCCATGTAAGTAATCTTGTTGGCAACGGCATTAAAGTTCGCTGGGAATCGCAAGCCATGCAGCAACTGTGGGACACTTGGACACTGCACTGCAACGCGAATGGTTTTGGCAATTTTGGTACAACTCAGTATCATGCAGTTATGGCCGGTTTCGATGGCGAGGCATTTGTGCGGCAGCTTGTGCTGGATGCTCCCGGGGATATTCCACTACGTCTACAAACCTTGGAAGCTGATTACCTTGACCTGACGCACAGCAACGGTACGGATATTTATGCAGGCATTCAGTTCGACGATTATGGTCGCCCCCTGAATTACCACTTCTGGCAAACCCACCCAAGCTATCAGGCATTCCGCTTAGGTACTGGTTTACGCAAGGTAATTGTACCAGCAAATGAAGTTGCGCACTACTTTCGTAAGGAAAGCCCATCACAGATTCGCGGCACTCCCTTACTTGCGCCTGTGATGGATGCCTTGTATGAAATGGACGACTTCATTGACGCCACTGTTGGCAGACAAATTGCGGCGCAGGCACTGGCATTCGTGATTAAAAAGGCTAGTGTTGGTCAACTTCCTACCTTGGGTAGTATTGACGCAGTAGACACCCCAATCGGGTTTAACGGTCAGCGGGGTTTTAAACCTGTGCAGCGCATTGACCCAAAAACTGTCACATACTTGAATCCAGATGAGCAAATTGAAGCCCTGGAAACTCCTGACGTTGGTGACAGCTTCAGTAAGTTGCTTGTAGCCCAATTACGAAGTATTGCAGCAGCCTGTGACATCACTTACGAAGAGCTAACTGGCGATATGACTGGCGTGAACTACAGCAGCGCACGAGTTGCGATAATCACCATTCGCCGCGTAACTGAGCAGAATCAGCAACTATTGCTAATTCCTTCAGTCATCCACCCGATTGCTATGCGCTTCAGGGAGTTCGCTGGACTTCGCAAGCAGAAATTCGCCAAAGAAATTCCACGGTATGAAATTCCGGCTACGGCTGAGATTGACCCGCTGAAAGCAGTTAAAGCCCAAACTGAAAAACTTCGCGCTGGGCTTACAACGCTTGAGCGGGAGCTGTCTGCTGATAATTTGGACTTTGACACTGTAGTTGCTCAGATCGCCAAGGAGCAGAATTTAAATATTGTACTTAGCAGCAACCCCAGTAAGGACAAAGCTCAGGCGGTAGAGACTGATGTACCACCTTCGGCTACTGATGAAGCGGATGCCTAGCCTTTTGCTTGCCCTAGCTTCCTATGCTATGCTTGACACACTACTAAATGGACAGAACCAATGTTTGACAATATCCTAGCTAAACTGCAAGAACCACTACTGATTGAGCCAGCCAAACTGTCTGTATTAGTTGACATAGTTATGCAGCGTAAAGGTATTGAATTACTGGGGGCGCTGCCAGCTCAAGGCGAATATGGTGTACCCTTCGGCAAGCTGTCACAAGATGCAATTAAGCTGGCAGGTTTCACCCCGGCTCAAGAAAACCTGTATTGGAAAGTACCGCTTAATGTTACTTTTCCGGCTGGCAGCGCGAATGCGGTTATAGTCCCGATTATGGGTACACTGGTAGCACGCAGCTCAGGTTTCGGTGGTAGTGGAGCAACGAGCTATTCAGCTATCAAAAGCACCCTGCAAACCAGCATCGCAGAGGGCTTCACAAACATCTTGCTGCACTTCGGTACTCCCGGCGGTGACGCGCAACTTGTATGGGAACTGGCAGATTACATTTACGGTTTGCAGCAAAGTGGCATTGCACGTATCGGTAGTTACACTGACACTTCAGCAACCTCCGCAGGTCAATTACTCCAGGCCGCCACCAGTATGCGTATGGCGCATGAAACCGCTACGCTTGGCAGCATCGGCGCAGTAATGTACCTGCTGAACACCACGAAGGCCGACGAGCAAGACGGTTACACCTACGACGTGTACAAAACTGGCTTGTGGAAAGACCTCGGCAATCCCCACCGCCTCGCAACTGAAGCTGAGCAAGCTCGCCTACAGACACTTGTGGACAGCCTCGGAACTCAGTTCTTTGCACGTATGGAAACTTACACAGGTAAGCCTGCTGAGCACTTCAAAAAGATGGAAGCAGGCTTGTATCGCGGGGCTGAAGTCATCGACCTTGGCCTTGCAACCGAATTAGGAAATTTTGAAATGGCAGTTGACTGGTTGCTTACAACTGGTTCTGCAAAACCCGCCGCGAAAAGCGGTAACAACTCAGGAGCTACGAAGATGACCGAACAAGTTGTCAATACGCCAGCACTGGATGCAACCGCCATTGCTGCGCAAGCAGAGACTGCCCTTCTGGGCAAAGTGGCAGCAATCCAGACGGCTGGTATTACTTATGGGATGACTCAGGAATTTATTTCCGAAGTCATTCAACAAAACCTTACCGTGGGTATGGCTGAACAGATGTTCAAGGCTGTTGCAAGCCAAAAGTCTCAGGCAACCGCAATTATTCAAGTGGCTTCGGCAACCCCAACTGCCCCAGTAGTTGAACCGATCAAACCTACCACCTTGGCTGAACGCCTTGCCAGCATCGGCATGACCGCAGCCTCTTCAAAAGGAGCTAACTAATGGCAAGTTTTACAACCCCTGCCTATGTCGATGTGCAGATTGGCAATTACCCAGTTCATGCAATCGCTTGTACGGCTAAGGCTGCAACTGCAATCGCGCAATATGAAGTTTTGCAGTACACGGCAAGTGCTGACACTGTTGAACCCTTGACTACTGGCGTAGCTATCGGTATTGCAATGCACGCAGTTGGTGCTGCCGACGCTGATAAAAACACACAGGTGTGGGTAAGCGGTGAATTCAACCACGAAGCTCTGGTATGGCCAGCAGCACTCCCCACCCTGATCAAGCGTCGTAAGGCGTTTGCAGGCACTCCACTCATGATCTCCAAGGCGGTGTAATTATGGCATTTGATCTGACTATGAGCAGCCATGTAGAGATCATGACTGTAATCGACGATACTCGAACTTTTGAACCGTTCCTGCTGAAGTTCTTCACCGAACAGCATCTGAGCGACACGCAAAAGATTATCTGGGAACGCATTCCTGCAAATAAGCGCCTTGCCCCCTTCGTACTTCCAGGCCGTCAGGGTGTGGCAAGTAAGCGTACTGGCAGCAAGACGGAATACTTTGAACCTGCGTACATGAAGCCCAAGGACACTGTAAACTTCAATCAGACTTTGCAGCGTCGTGTTGGTGAACGTATCGGTGGTGAACTGACTCCGCAACAGCGTTATGATGCAATCCTGTCTCAGATGGCACGTGATTATGACATTCGCTGGATGCGCACGATGGAGCAAATGGCAGGCCAACTGTTCAACACTGGTAAGATCGTTGTCAGCGGCGAAGGCTATCCAACGCAAACCATAGACTTTGAACGCGATGCTGCTCTTGGGGCTGCGGCTACTACTCTGTGGTCTGCTGGCGGTGCTACCCCTGTGGCTGACTTGCAGAAGTGGATTATGTCCACCACTCGCCCAGTCCGCGACATTTTGATCGGTATGGATGCATTTGCCAAGTTGCAAGCTGACCCACTGTACGACAAATGGGTGGATAAGGGCATTGCAGGTGAAGCTACTGTTATGGCGCGGGGTTTGGTTGACAGCAACCGCTTCACGCAGGAAAACGACTATCTGTATTGGGGTGCGGTTGCAGGTGCAGGTGTTCGCCTCTGGACTTACATGGGTACTTACACTGACGACAATGGGGTTGAACAGCCTTACGTTCCAGCCAATAAAGTCATCGGTATCCCTTCCGGCAACTTCGGCGTTCGCTGCTTCGCGGCAATCCAAGATGCTGACGCCAGTTTCCTCCCTTTGCCACAGTTCTTCAAGAACTGGGTTGAAAAAGACCCGGGAACACCTTACCTGATGATGCAGTCCGCACCTTTGCTGGTTCATACTGAAATCAACAGCACCTTCTCGCATCAGGTGTTGTAATCATGTTTGAGGCCACCTTCGCAGTAACCAAGCCTGTTTTTGAGTCTCTGGACAGTAAGGTTCTGCGTAGGCTGGCCTCCTCTTCCTTAAACAAAACCCTACCGAGTTTGCAGCGTGACTTAGGCAAGCAGATTCGGAAAACTTATGCATACCAAGGGCAATTTGTGCAGGACTTCAGGCAACTGAAAAGTACTGCGGAAACCCTCAATGCACAGCTTGTAGTGGATTACCGACCAATTGGCCTGCATCAATACCCTGTGCGGTACGCTGGGGTCGGCAATCCAGTACAAGTTAAAGTCCTGAAAGCTCGGGGCTGGTCAGAAGTTCAAGGCCGCCAAGGATTCGGGGCATGGAAAATGAAGCGCGATAGCAGGTTGTATATGCGTCGTCAGCATGCTACTTGGGCAGGTCGTGGGGTTCGCGCACCGTATAAGCCCCTGTATGCCCCCGCCGTGGCACAAATGGTGAATAACCCAGCGGTTTATGAAAAACCTCTTACTTGGGGCTGGTTTAACGTCAGGGAATATATTGGAAGGAATTACAATGCTTGAAGCGGCTGAAGACCTCACAATGCTATTTGACACTCTTGGTGACGAGGCAGTCTTCGACAGTTTCACTCTGAAGGTAATCCCCGGTCAGATGACTACAACAGTGCCTGACTACAACAGTCGTCCAGAGCAGAGCCGAGTAGCTTTGTGGCTGTGTGCGACAACGCAAAGTCTACTTGATGTTGGCCTTCTGACTGAGGAAAATAGGTTTGACGACACAGCAGACGGAGTATTCACCATGAACGGCTTGACGGCTGAAGTCTTAGCAGTAACACCTGACCCGACCGGATTCAGCCTAATGGGGTGCAGCTATGTTTAGTCTGGACGTAATAAAAACGCGTCTTGAATCCCAGCTTGCTGCCAGCCACTTCCCCGACGCGGTAGTTCAGATTGCGGCGACTCGTGAGCCTGACATGCCACGAACAGACAAACCCTACCTACGGATATTCTACGGCGACAGTCGCGGGTTGCGTATGGAGGAACTTACTTCGGCTGCCAGCGGTTTCACCAGTTCACCCGAATTTCGTATTTTAGCCTTGGAAATTCGTTTGCAGACTTCGGTGGAAGACTTCCCAGCACTCTTCAACCTTGTAGACCTGGCGATTCGCAAGTGGCATCCATTCCCAGACCTCGATATTACCTCAGAATATGATGCTGGTTTCCTCTTTGAGTTAGGGCAGCCACTGGCAATACAAAATCGTGTTTTAACCTACATGCTGACTTACAATTTGGTGAGTTATTTTTAATTACGTAAGTTAAGCTAGGACTTAATTTACTTAACTTGGAGCTGAATTATGGCAACTAAATTCCCAGTGAAGAATACCACATTCTTTGCAAAAGAGCAGACGGCTTATGGCACGATTGCAACACTGGCTGCGACAGATGCACTGGCTATGACTGAAAACAGCTATGGGCTGAATGTAGAGCAGGATGTGCTGGAGTGGATTGGTAGTAATACTGAACGCGAGATCGCAGTAAGCATTACTGATACCATCGGTACTATGACAGTAGGTTTTCCTCTATATACCGCAGCTAAAGGTGTAGCACCAGCATTCGACAGTATGATGGGTGCAGCTAATGCTACTAAAGTCATAGTTGCGACTACCTCTGTCGAGTACAATAACAGTGCGCTGCTTGACAAGTGGCTGACAGCAGCATTCAACTATAAGGCTGCTGAGGTGGCTACTGAAAAACGCTATGCCCTGAAAGACGCTAAGACTCTGGTCGATTTGGCCTTTAGTTTGAAGCAGCGCTTGATGGCAACCTTTAACATTACAGGTACTCCGGTAGCTCCAGCCCAGACTGCTGTTCTTGTAGCTAACTACGGCACACAAAAAGCAAACCTGTTACCAACAGTTTTGATGGGCAACTTGCCTACTTGCACACTGGACGGAGAGACTTTCTGCATTACAGAGTTCACTGCAAGTAACTTCTTCGGTGTGAAACTAGACCGCACCAAGTTGATCTGCGAAGAGGGCTGGTTACAAAGTATTGAGCGCCCAGAAGTGAGTATTACTTTGGTAGCTCAGGAAGCTGGTGTAGCTCTTGTACCGGAAACAGTCCTGCAAACCACCACAGCCCACGCATTCATTTGTGAGTTGGGTACTGTAGCTGGCAAGATTGCACGTATTGAATTGCCTAGCCTGAAATGCACAAACCTCAGCTACGGGGACTTGGACGGCCTGCGCACACAAACACTGACTTTTACCAACGATGGGGCTGCGAAGCTCATTCTTAAATAATCAGGCGTAAGCCTAGGAGACTCAAAATGGCAAACATGATTAAGTTCTGTGAACCAACGATGAACGTAGTACTGAAGGCCGAGGAGGGTGGGGAAACTGCAACCCTGAAAGCAGTCCTCAACCGAATCGGTCGTAAGGAAGCTAAGGATATTCTGGATAGCAATCCCAGCTTTGACACCGCTGTGGCTGACTTCTTTTCACGGGTTGTAGAATACTCAGAAGTTCCTTACGGTGACGGCATAGTAGGCAATTGGAAGGTTACTGATCAAGACTCAGCATTTGCAGACCTGACCCGTAATTTACTCGATAGCCAAGTCTGGTGTCGTGCAGCGTTTGAAGCCTACGTTCGTGCCTTGCATGGGTTGCCAGACCTTGACAAAGAAGCCGATCTGGGAAACTAGAGGCTTTCGGAAAGTGGTTGGCTGCAATACACCTCAGCCAGCCTAAACCGGAAGCTAGAGAAACTGAAGAGGGTGTAGAGCATTTCAAAGGTATGGGGGTGTTTGAGGAAGACCCAATACTGGAAACACCTGTGGCAAACACCTTCAATCTGTTCAAGCACTTAAAACCAGTTCACGACTTGTATAAACTTACCAGTCTGTACCCAGACTCAGGCATGAGTGGGGGAAGTCTCAATGGGGCTTTTGTGCTACAGGTTATCAAAGACTGGAAACTTGAAAACGCAGATTCCTCGACTGAGCTTAGTAATTTGACTCTGCTCGAGTACGTGGGTACACTGTTTAATGTGGTTGTGAGTGGTATTGCAGCCAGTCCACAAAAAGCCCGATAGCCCCAGAGAATTAAAGAATGAGTAAACAACATCAAGTAGTTATCAAATTCACTGGTAATACCACACAAGCCGAAGCCGCAATGCGGAAGCTGAAAACTGAGATGGCAGCCGTTGGTGCGGAAGTCACAAAAGTTGACAATACGGTTAAGAAGGCTGCACAGGGTTTCATCAATGTCAGCCAAGTTACGATCAAATCCACAGCAAGTCTGAATGACCTCAAGCACGCAATTCGCGGTGCGAGCACTGGTATTATTGATGCAGGCGCAACGCTTGACCAGTATAAGATTAAGACCACGGATTTACGCACACGGACTCTAAGTGCTGCAGAAGCTGCCCGCAAAGCCGCTGTTGAACAAGCACGCTACAATAAGCTGATGAATCAAGGGGCTATTGACGCCCAACGGTTGGCAGCCGCCACGTCCAGAGCTGCAACTGCGGCAAGTGCTACAGCCAATGCAAATGCCCTCGCCGCAATTCGACAAGGTAATGCCAGCACGGTTGGTGTGGGTACAACTGCCAGAGCCAATGCCACGGTTGCTAATGCTGGTTTGTCTACACAAGCTGCGGCACTTCGCCTTCAAAGCCAACAAGCTGCCGCAGCCGCCGCAAGTTCAGCACAGTTACAACGCCAACAGGATATGCAGGCTGCAAGTGCTGCAAGAGCCGCACAACATGCCTCAGCTTTAGCAATCGCCCAAGCCCGACAACAAGCCGCAGCAGACCGTGCTGCACTCGCTGCCCAACGCCTAGCGGATGCAAATAATCGTGCAGGCCGCAGTTCACAAGATGCTGGCAGTATGCACGGACTCAGTGCTAAGCATGTGCTTATGTACTCTGCGGCATACATGGCTGCCTCTGCTGCAATCATGGGTTTCCTTGCCGCCGTAGCCAGTGTACCGCAGCTTGGTATGAAGTTACAGGCAACTGAGTCAGGCTTGCTGGGTGTTTACAAAAATCAGGCATTGGTGAATGAACAACTGGGATTCCTAAGTCGCCTTGCTGATGAAGCTGGTGTCAAGGTCACAACCCTGCGTGATGCCTACACCAAGTTTACGGCCTCGGCTATTAAAGCTGGTGCGACTGTTGAAGATGCCCAAAAGCAGTTTGAGAATTACACCAAGACCGCACGCGCCTTGAATCTGAATGATCAGGACTTCCAAGGGATGCTGACAGCAATTCAGCAAATCTTGTCAAAAGGTCGGATTATGTCTGAGGAGTTGCAGGGACAACTTGGTGAGCATATTCCAGCAGCCGTAGCAATTATGGCAAAGAGCATCAAGAGTGCTGACGGCACGATTGGTGTTACTACGATGGAACTGCGGAAGATGATGGAGCAAGGGCAGCTCACATCACTTGAGATGCAACGATTTTCCGATATTCTGTTTAATGAGTTCAGCCAAGGCTATACGGCTTCAATTAATAACCTCAGTGCGCAAACTGCAAGGTTTAGCAATGCTTGGGATGAAGTAGCAGTTACCGTGTTTAAGGCTACTGAAAGCATTATGGCGGGTGTGGTCGAACTAAGTACGGTGGCATTGCACCAGCTTAATGAAGCCCTGCAAACTACAAGTGACCACATCACAGCTCTGGATGGCAGGCATATTCGATTCAGTGTAGAGCCTAAAGTAATCGAAGATTTGGGCTTCATTGAACGCTCCCTGACAAATATTGAGGGCTTGCTGGATAAGTCGGCTTCCGGTTGGGCTTCAGCCTTTTCAAAGTGGGGGTCGTCTTTCGATAAGCTGAAAGCCTCTATGGATTTCGGGGTGGGTGAAGCCCTGCTTGGCAATACGGCTGACCAGTTCCGAGATTATGAGAAGGTTACGCAGAATGCGATTCAAGCAAATGCTGCCTTGAGTGAAGGTTTCAAGGTTCTGCAGAAGGGGACTGAGAAGCAAGCTATCACCCTCAAGGATGAACTGGCAGTTGCGCTTCGCAATTATAATCAGCAAGCTGCGGAAATGCTGCGCCAGATGGAAGCGCAGGAAGCGGTTATTGCCAATCTGAATAAATCAGGTCAAAGCTCAACTGGTGAAACTGCACGCCTAGCTGAAAGCAAGAAGTCCTACGAAGAGTTGATGGGGGTCATCACCAATTACGCTGACTTGTTCATAAGGACGAATCAGAAGATTGGCAATGCACGCAACGAAGCTAAGGCGGTGCTGAATGCGGAAGCTAAAGTTGCAGCCGATGGTGTACGTGCTGCGGAAGCTGAGGCTGCGGCTGACAAAGCGGCTAAGGAAGCTAAGAAAGCCAGTCGTAAAGAAGCTGAAATAAAGGTGGAGATTGACCGTAAACATGCAGATGCGCTGCGTAAGTCAGTAGAGGCTCAGCTTGCAGCAAACCTTGCACTGAAGGGTGGCAGCGCCGCCGTAGAATATTACAAACTTCGCCTTGAAGGGCTTACTGCGGCAGAGGCAAAAGCAGCTGTCGGGAAGCAGGCTCAGGTTAAAGCTGAAGAGGAACTCAAGAAACTTCGCGGGGAGCAAACCACCAGTAGCGAGAATATCCTTGAGAAGTATAAACTGGAGTTGGAAAACTCAGGCGTATTGTTCACGGATAACTTCACTGAAGCCGAGAGCGCGGCTCAACGGGCAATCGGGTATGCCGAAACTTTTGAAGCCAAACTGAAAGCCGCCGGGGATGCATTTAAGAATGTAACCAGTGAAGTTACCAAATACTCCCCAAGCAGCAGTGGCTACAAAGGCTCTTACAAACTTACTGCCCCAGATACCACAATTAACAAGACTGTGGCAGCTACCGCCAAGCGTTATGGTGTTGACCCAGCTTTTGCTATGGCGATTGCCCAGCAGGAAACTGGCTACCTCAAAACCACAAATCGCCGGGAGAATGCCGTAAGCCCCGCTGGTGCACTAGGGGTTATGCAGGTTATGCCGAGTACTGGCGCTCAGATGGGCTATGGCACTAAAGACCTGACAAATCTTACTACCAATATCGAAGCCGGGGTCAAGTACCTTGCTCAGATGCTGAAGCAATTCAATGGTAGTGAAACACTTGCCGCAGCAGCTTATAACGCTGGGCCGAATCGTAAGGCGCTCAGAGAAGGCCGTGTCCCCAACATCAAGGAAACTCAGGGGTATGTGAAAGCCGTTGCTCAGTACACTGCGGATTTCCGTGGTCAGTCAGACAAGGCATCTGCTTCATGGGATGAAGTTACAGAAGCAGTTGGTGAAACTACAAGGAAGGCTAAAGATACGGTAACAGTAACTGGGGAATACAGCGGCAAGTTAGCTGAGGCAAATCTTTCACAAGAGGAGCTTTGGCAGCAATTAAGTAGCCAAAAGTTGCAAAATGCTGCTAATGACCTCAGTGTAGAGGCCGACAAGCAGCGCAGAAGTTATGAGCTTTCAGGTTTAGCACTTCGGGAACAGGAACTTACAGCTCAGGGGATTACAGGACAACTGCAAGCACAAGTAATAGCCTCTGAGCAGAAGCGGGACTTAGCACAAGTTGAGAACGATCTTCATAAGCAGCAAGAAGTGATTAGCAACCCGGGGATTGCTGGGGACTTCCAACGCGGCCTGTCAGATACCACACTCAGCAAAAGTCAGATCGAGTCGCTGACGGGCAAGAAACTCCAAATTGAATTCAGCAAAAACATGAAGGAGCTTGATGGCAGAGCTGAACAAGCTACAATGACAGCTGAGGCTTATAAACGGCTAACACTGGCTCGTGATGGATTTACACAATCTCAGATTAGCGGGCAAATGGCTTGGCAGCAGGAAGTCTTGAAGCTGGAGGATGCCGCAGAAGCTAACAGTCGAATTGCCCAGTCCTTTGAATCGGATTTAACAGAAGCGCTGAAAAGTGGGGAATTAAACTTCCAAAGTTTCGCAGACACAGTAATCGCCGAGATTACCCGCCTGCAAGTCATTAAGCCACTGATGGAAAGCCTATTTGGTCAGGATGGCAGTGGTAAGGGCGGGCTGTTCGGGGGGTCTGAGGGCGGTATTGTACAGACTATCGGGAGTTTTTTAGGCTTTGCAAATGGCGGGGCGTTCAACTACAATGGTATGCAGGAGTATGCCAACGGCGGTGCATTCCATAACTCAGTACTGCATAAGCCTACTCAGTTTTTTGCGAACGGTGGTCTGGCAGTAGCAGGTGAGGCGGGAGCTGAAGCGGTCATGCCCCTGACGCGCATCGGCGGGAAACTTGGTGTGCAATCAACTGGGGCTGGCGTAGTGGTACAGCCGCAAATCAAAATCAACATCGTCAACAACGCAGGCGCAAAAGTGGAAACACAGCAACAGACTGACAATGATGGAAATATCAATATGACTGTGATGATTAATCAAATCGAGGGTGCTATCAGTGACCGCGCCCGCCGTGGTCAGGGGTTGGCTAATGTGTTTAAGAGGGTCGGCTGATGGATTACAGACAGACATACACGTTACCGGATGCAGTTTTTGGGGATGCATGGTTGCCAGAAATCAGCTTGCACACAACAAATGAAACGCTGCTACAAACCGACTTGGAGCGACTGGTCATTGAGTGGTCAAAGACCAGCACTACAGCCGCCGGAACTACCTTCAGCATGGATTCAAATGGTGCTGACCCAGCCATTGAGATTACCGACGCACTTATTGGTGTTGCGCGGGTTATCCCTGAAAAGTTCGTTTTCCCGTCATCCGGGCAGTGGGTTGGTAACTGCGCGTTCTACTTTGGGGGTTATGATTTGCCGGTATCGCAACTACTGATCTACATCAATGTGCAAGACCGCCACCGCAAAGTCAGACCAGCCCAAACCCCAAACTCTTGCTGCCTTAACGCAGTCACTACTGACCCTATTGATATCCGTTTGCGGGTAACACTTGGTGGCACTGACGGCTGGTCTCCGTTGATTGCAGTTGTTTTTGACGGTGATCGGCGGGTACAACAGGTAATTGATTGGACTGGCGGCACTGGGGCAAAACCAGCAGTTAATGGGTATGTTGGGGCAAGTGGCATTGTTGCGAATATTGCTGATGCAGTGGATATTCGCGGTGCTACTGGCTCGGCAGTAAATGCCCCCTTTTACAACACTGAAGCTGATGCAATCGCAGATGGGCTTGTAACTGGGGATTGGTACTCAACGCCGCAAGTTACCATGGATTTAAGTTTTGCTGTGGTTGGTGATGATTTAATTTTGACGGAAACCCAGCAAGTCACTGGACTGCGGGTAATACAGACAGTAGGGAGTAATGGATAATGGCAGCAATTAATCTAGGTAATGTGCGTGGCGCAACAGGGGCTACTGGCGCAACAGGGGCTACGGGAGCTACAGGAGCTACGGGCGCTACGGGCGCAACTGGAGCTGGCAACGTTAATGGGGCAGTGGCTAGCACTGATAATGCCATTGCGCGGTTTGATGGGACAACTGGTAAGTTGGTGCAAAATAGCGCCGTAACAATCAGCGATACAGGGAGTATTACCACCCCTGGCCAACTTGAACTTTCTGTTGATGCCGGGCCAGTTTACTTCGGTAATTTCGCTTCTCCCGCCCTTAACAAAATTGGCCTTAGTGTACCGGGTGTTGTGGTACTGAGTATAGATACTGTTACAAACCGGGTTGGCATTGGTGGTGTTGGTGTTTACTTTGCATTCAATGAGCCTAATGCGCTATTACACGTGCTCTCACGTTCGGTAGATGACACAACACTGTTAGTGCAAGCCATAGCTGGTCAAACAGCTGACCTCATATCAGTATATAGTAATTTGGGCAATCAGGCATTTAGCGTATCAGCTTCCGGAGGTGTTAGGGTGCATGCAAACCTGTTAGATAACACAGGTAGCGCAGGAACTGAGGGGCAAGTTCTTAAAAAAGTAGGTGGTCTTGTTTTATGGTCTAATCCTTAATCTGGGTGTTTAAAATGAATTTAATCGGTCAAGAGGATGTTACTGCTACATCATATAAAAAAGCAGCGGTTATTATGTTTAACAATACTGGTGCAGTACCAGAGATGCAGGTGTTTGAGGATACGGTTATCCCATTAGGGGATACAGTGCTTACACAGCGTACAGGACAATACACAGTGGCGTATCATCCTGATATCGGTATCCCGTTAATCAACCCACTAACAGGCGAATTAACTGGCGATACGCTGCCTATTGATAACCTGATGGTTATCATGTACAGCGTCTATGCATTTGCGCGGGCATACCAACCGCCAGTTACTGAGCCGTCGGAACAGCCCTAAATGCTAACCCTAGAGCCTGAAACCCTCACCATTAAGCCGCGCAAAACTTACCAGCTCTCGCAGGGATACCCCCATGCGCGGCTGGTAAATGCTATGCCGTGGCTGGAAATATCCGGCAGCGCGAAGACTGATATTAGTACAATCAGCGCTGATGTGTGGCAAGAGTGGGAATGTCTGGCTGACTTTGGGATAAGTCATTACGTTGTGCGCAACACATCCCAGCCAAAATTCGGCGTTATCAGGGCAGCGAAGGGTGGGCAGGATTACGGGGACACAACGGCAAATTTCCAAATTGTTGGTGATAACCTAATTTGGAATACTGACGACGACTACCCGCCATTGTCCGATACGGTGTTTTCAGTATCAGGCTATGATTTGTATGTGCAGTCATCGGCTGAGTTCAATCGGATTGACGATAATGTGTTTTTAAAAGCCTCTGAAAAGGGGTTGTATACTGTCAACTTCAGTTTTGAGGCAAAACCCAACAGCATCACGACGTACAACACTACGGACAACACTGACGCGCATTTTGAAATTATTGGCGAGGATTTGTGGTGGTTTCCAGATACGGAAAACAATTACCCCCCACTGATGGGGACGACATTTAGTTTGTCAGGCGGTAACTTGATGGCTAATACCACCGCTAACTTGTACCTCACTGGGGATGCTGTTTTTGTGGATGGCTTTGGGGCTGGTTACAGATTGCCCTGCCCAAACATTGACGATTTTACCCATGAGCCTGTTGAGCGGCGTATAACGCAGCAGTTTGACAGTGGACGCACACGTCGCAACACAAAAGCAGCGGGTGTACTGCATAATCTAAGTTGCAGCTTTAACATGAACATTGCAGAAGCTAGAGCGTGGCTGAGCTATTACCTGCGAGTATTGCCGGATTATATCGAAGCAGATTGGCTGGATAACTATTTTGGTGGCACTAAACGCTTGCATCTTGCTGCTGAGCCGTGGGAATTGTCGGCAAGCGGAACTCAATTTACACTGAAAATTAATGGGATGGTTGTCGATGGCTAACTGGGATGAAGCGTGGGAAGAAGCAGCAGCGTATGCACCGGATGATAATACGTGGATTGATACGCTGGAAATTAACAACGCGGATTTAACGACACCGATACGGGTTTGCAATTCGTTTCAGCCACTTATTGTGGGCACGATGACCTTCCAGCCGTTCTATTTTGAAATTACTTTGCCCGAAGTAACGGCGGGCAGCCTGCCACAGATGAAGCTCAGTATTGGTAACTTTTCGGCGGAACTGCGGGCGGCTTTGCGGCTGATTAAAACCTCAAATTCCGGCACGTCTGTTAAATATCGGCAGTACAGGATTGTAGCTGATGTGGCGACACTGGGCGACTACATGGATTTGCCTATGCCGGTCAGTACGATAGATATACCGTCAGGGGATGCCATGATTTCAGTAACTTGTGAACCAACTAACATAGTGAATCTTCCGCTGCACCGTAAGTTTTACACCACATCACGCTTTCCGGGGTTGCGAGTATGATAGATGAAACAGGTTTCACTTGGGTACTACCCTACCTTAACCAGAAGTGGACTGAGCAAACGGACTGCTACCACTGGTTTGCACGCATTCAGCGGGAAGTATTTGGACGGGATACCCCGCTGATTGCCGATGCGGATTACCGCCACCAATGGCAAGTAACCGAAACCCCGCGTGATGGGGATGCGGTCATCATGTTCAGCCATGCCCGTGACGTTCGCCTGCACCATATCGGAGTCTGGCACGAGGCAGACGGCGGCGGCGTGGTTCATGCCCAAACTGGCGGATGTGTTTGTTTTGATTCACCGGCAAGCCTGCAACAACAACAATGGGCAATCAGGGAGTTTCTAACACCATGCCAATAATCCACATTAGTAAAAACCCACTAAACAATATCAACGATACTGAGCAACACCGCATAGCCCCCGGTAGTGATGTGGCGGGATTTGTGCAGGCAACGCCGGATTTGCAGGGTGTGATGCTGATTGCAGTTGTCAATGGTCAGCCACGCTTGCGGACGGATTGGGGTAACGCGCTGCATGACAATGATGTTGTGTTGTTGATTGTGCGCCCCCGTGGCGGTGGTGGCAGTAATCCATTGCGCGTATTGGCAAGTTTGGCAGTGCTTGCGTTTGCAGGCTGGGCAGTTGGTGCAATGGGTTTGACGGGACTGACAGCTAACCTTGTTCGCGCCGGGATTGTCATGCTGGGCAACACATTAGTTAATCAGTTGATGCCATTGCCACAGCAGCCAGAAAGCCGCCAATTACCTGAACCATCACCCACTTACAGCTTGCGTGGTCAGTCCAACATTGCACGGATTGGTCAGCCAATTACGCTGCATTACGGTCGACATATTGTCTGGCCTGACCTGATTATGTCCCCTTACTATGAGTATGACGGTGAAGATCAGTGGTATCACACGCTGATGTGTGTTGGGCTGGGGCATATTGAGGTCACTGATATTAAATTCGGGGATGTGGCGCTGTTGTCGCTGGATTCCGGTGATTATGGTGTACAGGTAATTTACCCCGGACAGGGCGTGACGCTGCTACCAGCCACGGTTTACACGGCGGCAGTATCCGGGGCTGAATTGTCATCGGCATGGAGTGCATCTGGCTATTCAAATCCTCCCGGCTCGACAGTTGGTGAAATCGGCGTAGACGTGGCATTTAACGGCTTGGTGAAGATCAGTCGGAATGGCGATATGCAAGATCACACTGTCACTGTGGAGGTGCAGGCGCGTCCTGTAAATGATGTTAATGCCCCGCTTGGTGGCTGGACAACGGTAATTACTGAGGCCATCACAGATAACACGGTTGACGCTGTGCGCAGGACAATCAAAGCCAGTGTTGCAGGCGGACGTTACGAAGTGCAGGCGCGTGTAACGGTTGACCCGATCAATGGGCAAGACAATGACAAAAACACCTTCAGGGATGTCTGCGTGTGGGGTGGTTTGCGCGGCTATGGTGGTACACACCCGGCATACGGGGATTGCACGCTACTAGCGGTCAAGGTCAAAGCCAACGAACTGCTGTCCCAACAAAGCACCCAGCAAATATCCTGCCTTGGCCATCGCCACCTAAAGCACTGGACAACGGCTGGCGGTTGGTCGGGTTTGCAGGCTTCCCGGTCGATTGTTTGGGCGATGGTGGATGCGTACTTGAATGCGAATAACGGCAACCAGCCGGAAAACACGCTACTACTCACCGAATTGGAAACACTGCATACGCGCCTTGAAACACTGAATAACCACTTCGACTATCGGTTTGATGAAACTGGCGCGAAACTTCTGCCAACCATGAACATGATAGCCCGTGCTGGGCGTAGCAGTGTTATACACCACATTGGGCGCTGGCGTTTGATTCGTGATGAACCTAAAACAGTTCCAGTACAGATGTTCACCGCCGACAACATGACCGGCTTCAATGTCAGTTTATCCGCCCCGCAGGATTACGATCCTGACGCCTTGATCGGCACGTTTATAGACGCTGATACATGGCAGCAAGCTACCCTCACCTACTCCGATGTGTCTGAGCCAATTCGGGCGGAAACTATCGACCTGCCCGGTATTACTAGTCGCCAGCACGCTTGGGCTGAATTGGCGTACATGGTCAAAGCTGAAAAACGTCGGGAACGTGGCAGCTTTACGACTGGCATGGAGGGGCGCATACCAGTACCCCATGACCTTATTGCAGTATGCCCTGAAGGTGTTGACTGGGGGCATTGGGGGCATATCGTTGCAAAGACTGACAGTACACTCAGCTTATCAAACGCGCTTCCATTTACCTCTGGTAAAATCATGTTGCGGAACAGCGTAGGTGGTAGTCTTGGGGTGTTTGATATTGCGGTGACTAACGACACAGAGGCAACGGCTACAGGATTGCCAGCGTTTGACCTGCCGGACATTCACCGCGAACCCATTTATTACATCGCTGGCGAAACTGAAAGCAGCATCATCCTCTGCAAAGTTACCGACCTAACGCCACAGCAAAACGACCAAGTGCAAATCAGTTTTGTGGTGGAAGATTCCGGTGTGTACCTTGCCCCTGGCGCTGTACCCGAGGATGAAGTTTCAGTTATTGGCGGTGGCGGGGTGAATCTTGCTGTGCCGTGGCTAAAATCGTCAGGCGTAAGCACTACTGAAGGCATGTGTACACTGACGTTTGCGTGGGGCGCTGCACCATCCGCTGAATTGTATGAAGCTGATTACAAGGTCAATGATACTGCGTGGGCGCAGGCAGCACTTTCAGGTCAACTGAGCTATGCACTGCAAGCCACACCTAGCCAAATGATTCAGTTCCGTGTTCGTGCAAAAGCGGCGGGTGGTATTGGAGCGTATCAATCACTGAGCATTACGGCGTGTGGTGCAGCGACGGCAGTTGCCCCTGACCCCGGACAGCTCGCACTGGAAAGTCCTTTTATTGGGCCAGTGTTAAAAGTTGCTTGGTCACTGACGGCTGGCGTTAGCGTTTACAAGCTACGCATTTACGACACAGCGACAATGACCCTACGTCGCGAAGTCGAAACCACCGCAAGCCGCTATGATTACAGCTATCTGGACGCAATCGCTGACGGCGGTACACATCGCAACATGACACTGAGACTGCACACGACGCGCAATGGGGTTGTCAGTGACGCGTACTCGCAGTTGGCAGTAAGCAATCCACAAGTCGCAGCATTGACCGGATTGCAGGTTGTTGGGTTTAACGCTCAGGTCGGTGTACTCTACACTGCCCCGACGGTGAGCGATTGGGCGGGTATTCTGATCTATATGTCAGAGACTGCCAACTTCACACCTTCCGCTGCTAATCTTGTCTATGATGGTATTGAACCAGTAATCGGCTTGCGCACTGCGACGGCTGCCCCATATTATGTGCGGGTGGCAGCTTATGATTACTGGGGGCGTGATAATCTAAATCTTTCCGATCAGTATTCAGGAAGTGCAATCCTTGTGGATACTGCGCCGATACAGGAGGAACTTGACCAACTTGCTGAGGATTTGGCGGAGGCTAACCAGACATTAACAGCAGCGCAAAATCAACTTGCACAACAACAGGCGCAATTAGCCATTGATTTGGCTGCACTCGATACTGAGCTGAGTAATGCTGATGTGGTGCTTGCGCAATCGCTGACAAGCACCAACCAAACACTAGCGACGGCTAACACCAACATTGCTGGGCTTAATAGCCAGCTCGTAACTGTTAATCAGTCACTCGCAGCCAACGCGACCGCCATTAGTAATGTCAACACCGCACTGACCGCTACTAATGCAACGCTAGCAATTGTTGATAATGTCCTTGCTGGCGTACAAACTGACCTGTCTGCTGCCAATACTGCAATTGCAGACAATGCAACGGTTATTAGTAATACCAACACGACCCTTGCTGCGACAAATGCAACTTTAGCAGCTGCCAATAACACATTAGCCAATGTGCAGACAGGATTAGCGTCTGCCAATACTGCAATTGCAGCAAATGCTAGTGCGATTAGCGAGGCTAACACTGTCCTTACTGCGACAAATGCAACGCTGACAGTAACAAATAACACGTTAGCGGGTGTACAAACAGGGCTTTCCTCAGCAAATAGTGCAATCACAGCAAACGCTACTGCGATTAGCGAGGCAGAGGCAACGCTGGCTGTGACGAATAATACCCTGACCTCTGTACAAACAGGGCTGGTAGCGGCAAATAGTGCAATCACAGCAAACGCTACTGCGATTAGCAATACTAACACGACTCTGACTGCGACCAATAATACCCTGACTGCAACTAATAACACATTAGCGGGAGTGCAAACCGGATTAGCCTCTGCTAATAGTGCGATAACCGCAAACGCTGATGCAATAGCAGCCGCAAACCTTGAACTTGATACTGTACCCGCACAAATCACAAACACGATTGCAGCAGGGGTGTCCGCCACTTACATCACTGGGCAGATAACCGCAACGCAAATTACTGACGGAGCTATAAGCACGCCAAAATTAGCGGCAGGGTCTGTAATAGCAGGTAAACTTGCAGCGGGGGCTGTAGAGGCTGCGAGTATTGCGGCGGGCGCAGTGATTGCTGGAAAAATCGCTGCTAATGCGGTCACTGCTACAAACATAGCTGCATTGTCCGTTAATGCTGGTCACCTTGTATCTGATGCCATTACCTCTGATAAAATAGCAGCCAACGCCATTACAGCCTCTGAGATTGCATCGCTGGCGGTTACTACGGGCAAGATTGCAGCAAATGCAGTAACCGCTAACGAGATAGCAGCTAACTCAGTAACAGCTAGCAAGATTGCTGCCTTGTCCGTTAACGCGGGTCATATTGTAGCTGATGCTATTACATCGGATAAAATCGCAGCTAATGCTATTACGGCGGAGGAGCTTGCGGCTAATTCCGTGACAGCAGGTAAAATTGCGGCTAACTCAGTAACCGCTGCAAACATTGCCGCCTTGTCCATCAACTCAGGCCATATCGTGTCTGATGCCATTACCGCAGATAAAATTGCGGCTAACGCGGTCACGGCAAGTGAGTTAGCAGCACTGTCGGTGGTGGCTGGTAAAATTGCGGCTAATGCAGTGACAGCCGATGAAATAGCAGCAAACGCTGTGACGGCTGGTAAAATTGCAGCGCTGTCAATCAATGCGGGTCACATCGTATCTGAGGCCATTACTGCTGACAAGATAGCCGCAAACGCTATTACAGCCTCTGAGCTTGCGGCTTTGTCCGTTGTCGCAGGTAAAATTGCGACTAATGCAGTAACGGCTGATACGATAGCCGCAAACGCTGTGACAGCAGGGAAAATAGCCGCACTATCGATTAATGCGGGTCACATCGTGTCTGATGCAATTACGTCAGATAAAATAGTAGCTAACGCAATTACGGCTGATGAACTTGCAGCCAACTCGGTGATTGCCGGGAAAATTGCAACTAATGCTGTAACAGCCAATGAGATAGCGGCTAATGCTGTGACGGCTGGCAAGATTGCCGCATTATCAATTAATGCCAGTCATATTGTGGCTGATAGCATCACTGGCGACAAGATAGCGGCGAACAGCATTGGGACTGCTGAGCTGATTGCGCTCGCAATAACGTCTGACAAACTGGCGGTCAATGCTGTTACCGCCGATAAAATTGATGCACTGGCTATTACATCACAAAAAATAGTTGCAGGCGCAATCACTACCCAAAAATTAGCCGTTGGTGCAGTAACCGCCAATGAGATAGGGGCTGGCGCAATAGTTGCCGGTAAAATTGCGGCTAATGCGGTGACTACTGGGACGTTGGTAGCCAATGCAGTGACTGCCGATAAAATCGTGGCTAACGCGGTAAGTGCAGACAAAATTGCGGCTAATGCTGTAACGGCGGGGAAGATTGCCGCCCTGACAATTACTGGCGATAAAATTGCAGCAAACACGATGACTGCTGACAAACTGTTTGTGTCTGACCTATCAGCAATCACCGCGAACATGGGTACTATCACTGCTGGTAAAATCCAAAGTCCTAGCGGATTAATTTCTGTTGATATGGCTGCGCAATACTCAAACCCCGTTATCCGAATCAATAAAGGAGGAACTTACGATGCTGCTTTCTGGGTAACGGCGGACGGGCAGGTTAGATTGTCCGGGGCGCTGGAAGTGCGTTCCCCGGAATCCAACAGTCAGATGCGGTCGGTTGCCACACATGGCTATTCGAGTGCGATGATCAGTAATGGGCGTTACCCTGATACAGGTAACGGGGTGCAATTTCATGCCCCTAACACACATTCCAGCGCGGCTATCCGTCAAAGAGTTCGGAGTTATTACACAACCTATCAGACATTACCCATAGTTGTTACTGCGACAGCGGTGGTCGATCACTACTTTAGTTTGTGGTACTGGATTGAAGGGACGTCAACGGACTGGACGTATCTGACAGGAACGTATGACCCGGTTGGGGGCGACGGCTCAGTAACACTGACGCAAGTCATCGAGCTAGTCCCGTCATCGGGCAGGATATTGATCACTGCATCATCATCGGATTCAAATCGTAATTGTTACGACAATGGCAAGCAGTGGATGAAAAACTACTCTATTTCAGCAATGGTGGTAAATATATGAGCGCAGAATATCATTACCAAGATTTGGTCAGCGGCAATGTAATTCGCAGCCCTGCGATGCTGGAATCCAATGGGCTGGCACTGCTGGCAATTATTGACGTGACCGAACTGTCAGAAGCTGAAGAGACAACCAGAGCATTGCACGACCTCCCAAGGCTTATTGCCAGGCAGCAAAAATCAGCCACTACAGATGACCCATGGCAAATGTGGCGGTATTACAATAATGCTCAGGTGGCGCGTGAGGTGTTAGCGAATACTGCGGATGCGGAAACATTGGCAGCATTTGAAGAGATGTTGGCAGAGAACAAGCTCTCTGACCCGGACTACTATGGTGCAATGACCACCCAGACGTTTGCTGAGTGGCTGATTGGGTTAAATCGTGAGTTTAAGCTGCTAGGGCTGACGCTGGAGTCGGAGCGTATACGGCAGCGCAGGCTACTGCAAACCAATCAATAAGTAAAATTAGCCCCCCTATACTTTTGACCAATACCTCAGTATACTGATGGGGAGTAACAAGCAACTTTAGGGTAAAAAATGAGCGAAAAATTCTACCTGTACCTGTCAGCTATCCTTTTAGCAGGACTGGGTGGCGTACTTGCAGCGATCAAACGTGGCAGAAAGGGGGCTGGACAACTTTGGATAGCTGGAGCAACATCAGCTTTTGTCGGCTTACTTACGGCAATGGCACTGGGGGCATTTGGGGTTGACTCAGAGCTTATTGGCGCAATCGCTGGCGTAGTAGGCTGGCTGGGGGCTGACTTCATCATGGGTTTGCTTTCTAAACGACTGGAAAAGGAGATAGCGGATGAATCCGATTAAAATGGCAGTAGTGCGGCATCTGATTGGGTATGCTGGAGGTTTGCTTGGCGGCTGGGTAATTGCCAAGGGTTACATCACACCAGAAGCCTGGGCAGCAGTGCAGGACAATTTGAGTACGATAATACTCTCAGCCGTCGGTGGTGGCGGGGCACTCGCGCTATCGCTTATGGAGAAAAAGGGTAGGCAAGCAGCTACAAGTCAAGAGGATTTAGAAATGATAGATTACCCCATACAAGCACAAGCACCGCAAACCCCGGAATACCTGACCAGTGAGGTACTCAAAGCCGCAGGATGGTCTAAAGCCAACACCAATAAATTCTTACCTCACCTACAAGCTGGAGCGGTGCGCTACCAAATAAACACACCTTTACGGGTTGCCCACTTCATAGCACAAGTGAGCCATGAATCCGCCTGTGGTGTGTACACGCGGGAATTGTGGAATGGTAAAGGGGCACAAGCGAAATATGACACCCGTACAGACTTGGGCAATACCCCAGCCGCTGATGGCGACGGCTACCATAATCGAGGAGTAGGCTTAATCCAGACGACTGGTGAGGCAAACATTGAAGAGGCTTTGGCTGAACTGGGCTACCCCCCAGACTCCAATGATTCCCTTGCTATGCCCGAAGGTGCGAGTCTTTCAGCTTGTTTCTTCTGGTACAAGCATGGCCTGAATGAAATAGCTGAGCGCAGTGGTGCTAAGGTTGACCGCTGCACACGGGTTGTAAACGGGGGATATAATGGGCTGGCTGAACGTCAGCGATACTTCGACCGGATTATGACACATTATGCAGAATTGTATTTGAAGTAACTGGCAAGAAAAAGCCCCATACTACTGGGGCTTCTTCACTTCACTTAAATGGTGGCAAGAATACTAAACTCCAAACTACCCCAGCCAAAATTGCCAGTACAACTGTCCACCAGCCAAACCTATCATACCAAGGAACTCGTTTAGGTTTACCCCCGCCTTGCTGCTGAGGCTTTGGCATTTGTGGTGCTCCCTGCATTTGCTGCACCATTCGTAATTGTTCAGGATTCATAGCCCACCCCCTTGATTCCCCCACATAACAAGACCAATAAAAAAGCCGATAATCAGGCAAACAACTATTAACCCTTTCGTTGGGTCAGTCTGCCGCTGATAGTTAATTTCAAACCCTTCATAACGCTCAACACTGATCTTCTCCCCAGGTCTTACCCGCGCAATCATACTACGCAAGTCGTCAGCGTCAAGGTGACTGCTGTGCATTGCCATCTGCTGCTGTTGCTGCATAGCTTGGAAGTGTGCCTGCTGTTGTTGCATAAGTTGCTGCTGCATAGCATACTCTTGCTCAGCCTTCCATTGTATCATCTGCTGCATCATTTGCACCTCCACCGATACCGTTGGCAGTACTTGATCATTGTAAGTTTGCAGTTGTTGTTTTGAGTCTCTCATAATAAATTCCTAAGTTGTGTAGATTAAGCCGAAGCATTTCCTACGCGATTTAAAATTTCTTCCCACCAACTTGCGCCCGAACTTCCCGCTTGTGGTCAAGTCGCTGCGTGTTGTAGGTGAGCTTTTCTTGCATAGCTGAGAGTATGTCGTAACCGAATTTAGCTCCAGCCAGCATAATAGCATCGATTGCTGTGGTGTAACGTTGGCTAATAACTGTTTTGTCACTGCCGAACTGAATTGCAAGGCCTAATTCGGAAATTGCCTGCGTTAGCCGAAAATGCACTTCCCCTTTGTTAGTAGCCCCAAGCAATCCCCGTGGTAACATTGGACTAATGCCCGGTTTGTACTTCCAGCCCCAAGCACCTGCCATATCCAGTAGGCGAATAAGTGCATCAGCCAGTTCCACCTCACCCATTTTGCGATCTGGTAGGTGATCATCCATCAAGTCTTTCCGTTCCCCTTCCGTAGCTTCTGAGATTTCAGTTACAACTAGCTGCAAAAGTTCGTACACGTTGCGATGCGGGTTGTCCCACCAGCCGACAGCTGCATTTGCTGCGTATACTGAGATTACCAAAGCGTTGAAGTCAATGTCTGTGTGTACTAAGGTCATTTTGTTACTCCTGGATAAAAGTTTCTGGGCGGCAAGCGGCTTCATCAGCCAGCCAAGTTAGTATATAAGTTTCCGGGTAATACCGAATGTTAGCTTTACCGTAGAACTCAGTTAAGAGTTTTGTGTGGAAGTAGTAGTCTTCCCAGCTTTGTGGTAGGGCTGGTAATTCCTTATCTAAAGCTGTGTAGATGTAAGTTGCACCATCCAGCTCAATGCCCTTGCATTCAATTTCATGCCAGCGGTTTTCGTAAGCACTGCCCCAATCGAGCCAGTCCCAACGACCTTGATTATACTGCCCTGTGTGGCAGAGTTCATGCACTACGACACGGGCAAGTTCCCAATCGTTGCCGATTAATGCAGGGTTTACCTGTGCTTGTGTGTGCCAAGCCTGCCCATAGATTTTAGCTGGTAGGTCTGAATACTCAATGTGGTAATTACCACTGTGTAGGTATTGTTCA